GGCACCGACACTGTTTTCGGCAAGGAAGGCGCTACCAAATGTTCCGGTTGTAATTTTGGTGGCGTCTAATTCGGGAATATCCGCTGCCAGCAGGCTGGTGCCAGAGTTGACGTGACCTTGGGCGTCAACGGTGACCTTGGTGTAGGTTCCGGCGCTGACTGTATTGCTGTGGTTGAGGACGCCGCCGGCGGCAACACTTAGACCCGTACCAGGCGAGATGGCGCCGGGGGTGCCGGTGGCAGCAACAGGCAAATCACCGCTGGCAAGGGCGCGGAAGGTTGGGGCTGCGGCTGAACCAGTCGTCGGACCAGCAAAAACAGTTGCGGCAGTTTGGGTTTCAAGGCTGCTGGTGATCGTGGCGACGCCAGCTGAACTGACCGAGGAGCTAAACGCGATTGGCGTGGAGTCCGTAAAGACAAAGCTCTGGACGCCGGCTTGCTGGACCCAGGTGCTGCCGTCCCAGGTGTAAGCCAGTGCGGTATTGGTGTTAAACCACTGCTGGCCTTCAAAATCGCCGCTGCCGGTAGGAGCGTTGCCGGAAACGATGGTGCTGGAGTCGGCGGCGAGTTTTGCACCGGTGACTGCAGCCGCGCCGAGCTCGTCGGTGGTAACGGCGCCGGTGGCGATTTTGGCGGTGGTAACCGCGTCGGTAGCGATCGTGGTGGCGAACGAACCAGTTCCCGAGCCCGTGACATCGCCGGTCAGCGTGATCGTTTGGTCGCCGGTGTTGGTGCCGGAAGTGGTGCCGGAATGGGTGCCGCTGAACGTGCCGGACTGGGTGGCGAGGGTGCCAAGGCCAAGTGTGGTGCGTTGGGTGGCGGCGTCTGCGTCATCCAGCAGTGCGCGACCGGCACTGGTGCAGGTGATTTCTTCGACGTTGCCCGCGCCAGCGGTGGAGCGTCCCAGCAGAAGGTCGGTGCCGCTGGTTTGCTGGATTTTGGCGTAGGTGACGGCGTTGGCGGCCAGTTCAGCGGTGCCGACCTCACCAGCAGCGATGGCGTCGGCGGTGACCGAATCGGTGGCGAGTTGGGCTGCAGTAACTGCGTCGTCTGCGATCTTGGCGGTGGTTACGGCGTCATCCGCAAGCGCAGCCGTACCAAGGCCGGAGGCGTCGATTTTGGCGGTGGTGACTGCGTTGGCCGCAATTTTTGCGGTGGTTACGGCGTTGTCTTCGATGCCGGCGGTCGGGGCAATGACCTGTTGGAAGGCGCTGCCGTCCCAGATCTGAAGGTTTTTGCTGGAGCTGTTGACGTAGCCGCGACCCTCAAAGTTGTTCGTGCTGGGGGTAACGGAGTCGTAGACGATGCTGGAATCGTCAGCCAGTTTGGCGGCGGTGATGGCATCATCAGCCAGTGCCGTGGTGCCGATCTTGGTGACGCTGCTCTGATCGAGCTTGGCGAGGTCAATGCTGGAACTGTCAGCCAGGCCGGCGCCAGCCTCAAACAGGTCTTTGGCGGTGACCTTTTTGGTCTCGCTAGCCGAGATGTCAACAATGGGCAGTACGTCGGTGGCCGCAACGTCAGCTTCAAGGAGCTGGGTTAATTCAGTAATGCGTTGGTCGGCCACCTGCCAGCTCCAGGTACAGCGGTTCTTTTAGCAGTTTAGTCAGTGACTTCCGTAAGAAGGAAATCGAGGTTTTGCTGCAGGCGGATCCGGTCGGTGTCCTCCTTCAGGATGTAGCCCGAGGGCTCGCCCACCAGCAGACGGATTTCGCCGGTGGTTACAAAGTCGATGGCGCAGTTGATCGCTTGGTCTGGGCGCACTTCGACGCCAGTGCGGGTGACCATTGCATCGAACTCATAGTAAATATCCTGCGAGTTCGGATACACAGCGTCTTCCGTTAGTTGCAAATAACAGCTGAACTCGCTGCCGATGTCTGTGCGGTTGATGAGCTGGAGCATCAACAATGAGTTTTCAACTAGGCCGCTATTTTCGGTATTAAACAAGCAGTCGATGGAGCCAGAGCCGCTGATTAGTCCGGCGGAAAACATCTTTTTGAAGCGGTCCGACATGGTGGTCGTTTCCATCGCTTCACGATCGGTATTAAACGTGAATCCGATTACATCTCCAAGGACGCGCTCCACGGAACCGAATACACTAACATCAATCGGCAGTGGGTCGCCGGTAAAACTTTCTAGAGGTAGTTCTTCGGAACGGTTGTTGTTAATAGCTGCGGAAAAAGTGTTGAATAGTCTGATGCCGCCTATGGCGTTGATATTGGCGTAGGCAACAACCTCGTCGTAGGTGCTTCCGCCACCAGCAGGCCATGTCGAAGGCGGCAAAAAGTCCAGGCCGCGTGCGTCGGTGGTGTAGATGCGGATTTGGTCGCCAGTCAGCAAGTTGTCCAGCGAACCATCAAAACCAAAGCGGTTAAGTGTGGTGTTGATGTCCGCTGGAGAAATTGAGCTGGCGAACGACGTGGCACTTTTACGACGCAGTTTGACCTTGCCGTAGTGGCCTAGAAAATAGGTCATGCGTCAGCAACTTCAAGGAACGGACCATCGACCGTAAATTGAATTGCAACGGAAGTCAGTTCACCAGTGCTGACCTGCATAGAGGCATTGGTGATGTAAGCGTTAAACGAGATGTCGTCTTTAATATCACTTCCAGTGCCTGCGGTAGAACCGGCTCGCAAAATAATTCCAACGCGATCGCTAGTACCTACGCCGGTGGACGCAGTTTTCATGATTTTGTCTAGGAAGCTCGTGAACTGAGTTCCTGCTTCTCCGGTGTCCTTTCTGTAGTACAGCACGGTAGCGCTGCCTGTGGAACTGACGCTGCCAGGGGTATAGCTCTTAACAGCAGTATCAACGGTCGTGGTTTCAAGTAGTTCCAGGGTGGTTTCCAGTGACCAATCACGGAGTTTCAAAGCCTGGGTGCTGGCGCCAGTAGGCGTGGTCGTGCCAGTGCTTTCTAGGTACAGAGCACCGCTACGTCCGGTAAAAAATTGGCCCATGGCTGTGAGTCCTGATGTTTAGCAGTTTAGCTGCGGACGGTAAATAGCGAATTGCTGAAATCCGCGATTAGGGATTCGCCGTCGCTGGTGCAGGGATAGATGGTGGCGCGAACGGTGGTTTCGCCCTCTTCGTCCATTTGAACCTCGGTGACGCGGAACACCCGGCGTTTGGTGGCTTCAACCCCCAGCACAAACAAGTAGCCCTCGTAGTTTTTCAGCTTGGTGGATGTGCCGTTGGTTAGGGCGACGTTGTTGAGGCTGACCATGCCCTTGTCGCTGCGGTACAGCCGGAAGTTGTAGGTGCCATCAGCCGGGTTGCTGGCGAGTGGGGTATTCAGCGTGCCGTCCTTGCCAATGACACCGGTGCGGATGGCATCCCAAGCGTTTTGGCCGATGTCCACATAGATGTAGGCGCCAGGGGAGATCGGGTCGGAGGTGGGGTAGGTCTTGAACTCGATCGCCTGGCGCACATACCTGCGGGTGTTACACAGTAACTTGCCGAATAGGACGGCATGGTCGTAGCTGGAGACGTAGTTGGAGATGTCGAAGGTTTGGCGGATTGCATCGACTTCCACGGTGTCTTTTAGGACGACTTCGACGGATTTCTTTTTGGCAAACACCGCGTCGTCGGGCATGTCCGTGTAAATGACGTTGGCGATGATGTCCTGGGCATTGCTGCCGTAGTCGATGTATTCCTCTTTGTAGGAGTCTTCCAGGATGTTGCCTTGGTTGAACAGCGCGGTGATGGTGACGCTGCGGGTGATTTCGCCGGTGCTGGTTTTGTAGGGCACGGCTGGCACCAGGGTTTCGCGTCCGCCGATGCGGGCAAACTCCAGCAGGTTGTACGGTGCAACCTCCACCCAGAACTCGCGCCAGCTGCGTGGATCAGCAATCACACAATCCATGAACAGTTTGTTTTTGATGCAGAAGCGTTTGGTGATGGCAAGCTGTTTGAGATCCAGCGCGTTGACGACGGCGTAGTTGCCGATGCCATCTTCTTTATCAAGGACGGTATCTAGAAAAATGTCGGGAGCGAGGCTGCTAGCACCGTCCGGCAAAGACGGGTAGTAGCGATAACCTGTTCCGCCCCAGGCAACGTTGTTTTCATCGGTGCCGCTGGTACGTAGGCGGCGGACGCTGCGACCTTGGGTTGCGAAAACGGTGAACGAGCGCAGGTCTTGGATTGTTTTGCCTGAATAAGCGTTGAAGCCCAGCAGTGCCAGGTTGTTGTATAGGCTTTTTACGACTTTGCCGGATGCGTTTAATTGGTTGTAATCAGTAAACGGCTGAATTAGTTGTTCAGTTACAGCCGTAATCGTAATCTCGGGACCGGAATCAAACGAAAACTGGAGCTGCGTATCAGCGTCGTAGTTAAACAAGTCCCACTCGTTCAGGTCTGCGGGGTTATTGTTTTTGGGCGGAAACGCTCCAGTGGCAGCAGCTTGTTTTTCTCCGACAAATTGAATTGAGGGGGTAGTGCTTGCTTTGCTGAGTAATTTGTACGTTCCGAGGGTTTCGGTGACGGCATTGCCTGCATTGGTTAGGTAATAGTAGTTGTCATTGATAGCAGCTTCACTGAGCGGGTCAACGACGGGTTCCAGCTCAAACTCCCAGTGGGTTGCGGCGTCTGGGTCGGTAATGCCGCTGTTGAACTTGAAATAGACAAAGTTCTCGTTATCGGCAGCCCGACTGATAGCAAAAGTTCCAGGGGCAGTTGCCCACACGGTCTGGCCGACCTCTCTGTAGTTCAACTTGAAAAGACTGACGCGGGTTTTGATGCCGTTATCGCTAACGGGGTAGCCGCCACGGCGCTCGCTGCCGTATTCCAGTTGACGCCCGCTGATGCGCTTAAAGACGATTGCTTTTAATGCAAAGTCAACAATATGACAAGCAGATAGAGTTTCGTAAGTTGCTGTAGCTATACGAGCCAGAGCCTTTGTGTAAAAAATGTCGTCTTTATAACCACCTGCAATGGCTTCTAGATCCGAATAGCGACGGAGTGTATTTTTTTCGCTAGCCGTAAGCTCGCGTTTTTTCTGGTACCCCTTAATTGCAGTCACCCATCTGTACTGACCGTATTTATACCCATAACCATATACGCCAGGCTTTAATCTCCTTATTTGCCCCCTGCCTGCGCCTATATAATCAAACGCATTAGCATCGTTTACTTCTTGTTGGATTTGATGGTATACAGCCTCTTGGATCTCGCCTGATTCTACAAGCTGTAGTGCGGTTGTAATGCTCGGACGCTGATCTTCATCAAGTAATACTTGAACACTATTTTTTAGTTTGTTGCGTTCTGCTATTTCCGCTGCAGTTAATGCACCAGTTGCGGAAGCGGCGGTAACACTGCTGTATTCGGTGCGTGGTGCTTGACCGGCTTTGATGCAAGTAAGTTTTATCGTAATGTCTTGTTCGTCAATGTTGGTGGCGGGTATATCAGAAACCCTAAACAGTGCCGTACCTAACTTGAACAGGCTTGCGGTATCAAATACGCTCAACAAACTGCGCCTAATATCTTTCGCTTCGCGCCAAGCATCGTTGTCACTTTCCAGAAAATTTGTTTGGTTGAATTTGACGGAAAGAACTTCGTTTACACCGATATTTAGGCCAGTTCCAGCAGTCCATGAAATTCCACTGGCAGTAATAAATAGTGGAGCTTCCATCTTGTCGCCACGCGAGTTGCGTACAAACGACCAGATATTTAACGGCACGACCCCGTATACCCCAACGGTATTAGCTGTGGTGGGCGAATAGGCTTGGCTAAAACCGTCGGTGCGGGTGTTGCTGGTAGACGGCTGGAGGCGGTAGGGATTGTCTGTGGCTTTGCCGTAGCGGGTGGGATCCGTGTTTTCTTTGCCGAATACTTCGTCCTGGCGTTGCAGCAGTCCGGTTGCACCAGGGTCGAAATACATCCAGATGTTTTCGGTCATCAGATCACGCAGGGGCGTCTGACCGAAGGCGGTTTTGCCCGTGTCGATGGCCGTGATGGCGCCTCCGCTCAGCATCATCAACATTTGGATGAACTGACTGGAGCCGTAACTGCGGACAGCGGACCAAAGCAGGGAGGCAGTAACGCGCACGCCGCCGTTGGGGTTAGTGCCAGTGCCGGTGCCGCGATTGGCGTAGACGAGGTTTACCGGGTCGCCGTAGGCGGCAAGTTCTTGGGTGGAGTTAAAACCAAAGCGGGGGGAGAAGCGTTCGTCGCGGGTTTGAGGCTGGCCACCGCCGCGTGGCGCTTCAAGCGACGGGATTTGTGGCTGGTTAAGTAATGAAGATACGACCGTAAAAACGGTTCCGATTAAAGACAAAACCGCAATAGTTATGGAAACGGGCTCGTTTCTTATGTCAAAAATTGTGCCTTCTTTAGGGTCTTTATACGTTTCTTGAAGGGCTATAAATTCCAAATAGTCGTCCTTGCTGATGCCCAAGGTTGCGATCAGCTCGTGCTCAAAGGGCAGCAGCTTGCGGGTCATCGGTTCATCCAGAAATATGCGCCCATTCCAGCAGGAATCTGGCTACGCACCACATTCTGACTTGGCGCGATAAATAGTACCGTCTCGTCGTCCAAAACAGTGGCTAACGCGGCTCCGGCTTCACCGGGCAAAAAGGCCACTGCCCCGTGCCGAGGTGCATCAATCCGGGTGCCATTATCAAGCAGCCAGCGCAAAATCAACTTGCGCGGGAAGGTTTCGTCGGTGTAGTCGCGGTAGACCCACTCAAACTGCTCGGTGTAGTCGGCAAAGCCGAGGCGCTTGTGGACCTCGCACGCCAGTTGGAAACAGTCGGTTTTGCCGCTTCCGTCCCAGGGAGCGTGGCCCCAGCCGTAACGCAGTCCGATTAGGTCGTTCATCGCAGCGAGATGTTGGCGTTCAATGGCAGCGGTCCAACGAGCTGGCGGGTGACAGTGCGGGAGGGGAAGTTAGATATCACGCTGTCGATGGCGGAGCGGTAGCGCAGCTCAATCGTGGTTTCGCTCACGCTGGCACCAATGCCGACCATGTACTCCACTTGGGTGGCGCCGTTGGCGGCGATCGTGTTGCTTGAAGTCAGCCAAGCCGTTGTGAGCACCAGGCGGCTGAGGCGGTTTCCGTTGCCGGCGTCCAGCAGTTTGATCGCAAAATCGACGTTGGGGAACAGGATTTGGAGGATGCTGTTGTCGCCGGTGTTGTTGGAGACCGAGCCCTCTACGCGAAACGGGGCGAACTCGTAGAAAACAGTGCCGTACTTGTATTTTTGGTTGACGAAATAATTTTGGTAGCGGTGGGTGGTGCCACTAGAAGTCGTCAGGTTGAAAAATTGGGCGATGCGAATGTCGATGGCCATCGTCAGTCGTCCGTGCTGGGGTCACGCAATTCACCAATCAGCGAGATCGACACGTTGTAGATACCCCGGCGCACGCTTTCAACCTGGGGAGGCTGCTCGTACTGATACCGCAGGTTGCCGCGATCTGCTGCGGTGCTGTTGACCTCGGCGGCAACATCGGTGCTCATGCCAGCGGTTACGTTGCTGGAAAGCTTGAAACGCTTATTGATTGAAGTCTGGCTGTGGTAGTGATCCAGCAGGGTATTGACCGTGGCGTCTGGGACGTTGCGGTATTCCAGGTCGAGCTTGGCGCCGTAGGGGAGATCACCGAAAGTGCGGCGGGCGGCGATGCCGGATAGCGTGCGATACACCTTGACCGGATAAACGCCGGGGGTAAAGCGCCGGGAGGTTGGGGTTAGCGAGGGGAAGGCGGCCATCAGATTCCGACCTTACGGCGAGTGCTGGGGGATTGCTGCAGGCGATCCAGGGTCATGGACATGCCACGGCTGGCGCCATCGCGGGCAGCTTGGCGACGGGTGGCGGCCATGGCGGCTTCCAACTGATCGCGGCTGACGTATTCCACCCCGTTGATCGTGCTGGTCTCAAAGCTCATGTTAAGGACAGGACCGCCGCTGGAACCAGGGGCTGCGCCCATCGAGGCACGCAGATCGCTGTTGGACATCACGCCGCCGCTGGTGCCAGGCACAAACAACTCGGGGCCGCGTTCGCCGACGAGGTAGGGAGTGCCGGCGCGGGTGGGGCCGCCGCCAGCAAGCCCTCCAGCACTAAATCCACCGCCACTGAACGATCCAAAAGAAGCACCGCTGACGCTGGCTGTGTTGCTTAATCCTGGAATACCGCCGGCGCTGAAAGCGTCAGTGGAAACGTTGCCTTGAGCGTAACCGCCACCTCCGCCACCACCCATGCCTGCAAATATGCGGGCGATGCCGATGGCGATATAAGTAGCGATCATCGTTTGGGCTTGCTGGAGCAGTGCAGCACCTATGGCCTGCAAAAAGTCAGCGAATACTTGCTCCGCAGTCTTGGTGCCGCGCACCATCTCCGAAACACCGAACGTTACGGCGTTGGCTATTTCGCCACTAACGCTTTGGATAAGTTGCCCGTACGTAGTAAAAAATTGCTGCAGCCTGAGCTGTTTTTGTTCCAGCTGGTCAAGCAGCATCAGTTCTTCTTTTACCAAAACGAGTTTATTTTGCTCGGCTTCGAGATCTAGCTGTTTTGCTTCCAGGGCGTTTCCTTTAAGAGTGCCTGAATTTATTTCAGTTGTGAGGCGGTTTATTTCTTGAAGAATGGGGAGTTCTGTGTTGTACGCACGTAGACGCTGGTCTAAAGCTAACTTTTGCGCTTCTACTACGTCTGCGGGTTGCGTAAATGCACTTATGTCCAGCTCAGTTCTGAACTGTTGCTGACGAATTGGGTCTACGGCATTTTGGATGCTTTCTCTGCGATTTTGAGCAGCTAACTGTTTCTCTAAAGCAGCACGTTTCTGTTCAATTTGTAATTGTTGTCTTTGCAGAGAATACTGCGCTAAAAGATTTTGGTAACGTTGTTCATACAATGCATTTACTTGGCTTACTGTGTTTGTTTTTTGCGCTTCTCTAAGTGCTTGCTGGGTCTCAGTCTGCAGAATTGCGGCGTCAAGTGCGAATAAATCATCCAGTTTGCTCAGTTTATAGTCAGTAGCTGCATTATCACCTTTACTTAACTGCAGTTGTTGTACGTACAAATCTACATAATCTTTTTGGGCCGCGTATAAATCTCGGGTAGCTTGAGTTTGGGCTTTATATGATTGTTCCAGGGCTTGCTGCCTTTCACGTTCACGCTGTTCTGCTTCACGCTGGCGTGCTTCACGTATCTCTAGATCGCGGCTTTGTTTGGCGTACTCGTTGGACTGATCGCGTAAAACCCTTAACTGGTTTAAGCCTTGGATATACACGGCCTCGCTAAGGCTATTCTTTTTCTCGTTCAGTTTTACTACTTTATCGGAATAGTCTTGTTCGTTTTGAAGTAGTTTTACTCTGTACTCTATATTTGTGTTTTGGATCCGTCCTTCTGTAGTTGTTGCACTAGTACGCTGTTTTTGTAAGTCTAAAATTTGCTTATTTAGTACAATTTGTTCATTCAAAGGCACCAAATTTTCTGTGGTAAAAGCGGTATCGCCCTGACCGGTTAGCCTGTTAATGGTATCAATAAGATCTTTTATTCTCTTTAGTCCTTCTTCGCCTGCGACGAGTTTGATCGCCCACTCGCCAACTGTTTTTATACCGTTGGCAAAAAGGCTAATTATGCTATTTACAAGTTTGAATATCTCCGTAATTCCTTTAACAATCAGTGCTAGTGCTGCGGCAAAAGGTGCTCCAATAATTCCCAACGTAGTGCTGGCTGCAAGCGTAAAGTCTTTCCACGCAGCACTTAGCAGTCCGGTAGCGTTGCCGATGTCAGTAACCGTACCAGGGATAGTGCCCGTTACGCGAGCAGTTTCTTGTTGTAGAGCGCGGTACGCTTGAGTGGTTTGACCCAGGCGAACCATCAAATTTATTTGTTCTTGTAGGGCTTTATTTACACGCATACCACTTTCTTCTAACTTAGAAAAGTCCAGCTGACGAATGGCTTTGCTAACGTCGGAAACTTTAATGATTGCCGCATCCAGTTGATCGCCAATGGCGCTGGTAACGACGGACAGCATTGGATTGCCTGGGATTAAACCCCCAAGAGCGCCACCGATAACCGATCCGGGGCCGCCTCCAAAAAGAAGCGGGAAACCTGCGCCTAGCGCAACGTTTTCAGCTGTTGTGCGAGCTTGTTTAGCTTGCTGCCTTTTTTCTAGGATTTTATTTAGACGCAGTTCAAAATCTTCTGCCCGTTTTTGCTGCATGTATTCATCAGCTTCAGCTTCTTTTTGCTTTCTATACCGTATGTCACGTATGTTATTTATACGCTGCTCGATCGCTTCCGGTGTAGTGCCAAAACGCGATGCGATATTTTCAAGACGCGCACCTCGTTGAACGCTGCGGCTAATTGCGCTGAGGCGATCAGCATTTTGTGTTGCCGTATCCAGAGCCAGTGCATAGTTGCGGACTTCTGCGGCCTGCTGCTTAAATCCGCCGCTTTTAAGTCCTACGTTTGCTAGAGCTACTCCCAGGGCATCCGCTTGTGCAGCGGAACCAGCCAAAGTGTTAGATAGTTCTCGGGCTCTTTTTTGTATTCCTTGGGGTTCAAAATTTACTAGTGCGCGTGCAAAATCGTCTAACTGTTTTTTAGCTTGGCGTATTTTGTCTCCGCCTTCGCCCGCACCTGGAGCCAGTAGATTTATAGGTTTTAGCCTGGATACGATATTATTTAATTTTTCTACCGATGCTAAAACGTAATCGAGACGATTCTGGCCGCTTACGGTAACGTCAATTTTTGCGTTGTAGACAGCCACGCGCCGATAGCCCCCGATGCTTCAGTTTACGCTGTAAAAAAGCCGCCGGGGTTAGCGGCGGCGTCGGGCTTTGTCGATCTCCTTTTGCTGGTCCTCGTTGAGGATGCTGAAGTAGGCGCTCCAGCCGATCAGTTCTTCGGCGGTCATGGTGGTGCTGACTTCGGAAAGAGTCTTGCCTAACTCTTTGGCGACTCCGAATTGGAGCATGAGCCAGTTGTCTTTTCGAAGTTCGGCACTCAGGATTTTGGGTCGATGGGCTCCGCGTCGTCGGTCAGGATCGCCAGCATCAGGGCTTGCAGATCCTTGTCCTTGACTTCGTTCTTGAGCACGTCGATCTCGCCGGTGCTAAACAACTTGGCGCCATTTTCGTCGAGAGCCTTGGCGATCAGCAGTTGGAGGGCGAAGGCGTTGGCGTCGTCGGACTTGGCTTGTTTTTGGGCGCGTTCGCGCTCGGCCATTGTCAGGGGCGCCACCCACATTTCAAATTTGGTGCCGTCGGAAAGTTCGACGATCTTTTTGATGGGCTCCAGGTTGGCGGCCTTGCGGAGGCGATCAATGGCACGCAATGAGCTGGGAGCAGGCATAAAAATCCTGATGGTCTCGGATTAGTGTAGCGGAGTAGAGACAAAAAACCCCGGCGGTGAGGCCGGGGTCCGGGTTTCGTCCGTTTTGCAGACTATCAGGCGGAAGTGCTGAAGTCGAAGGTCGGGGTGGCAGCCGGGCGGAAGTTCACCGTCACAGACTGGGCGTCGTCAGGATTGACGTTCATGCTGGCCGAGGTCAGCGTGGCGTCGAAGCTGATCGAGCGGCTGAGGCTTTCGCTCACGTTGCCGCCGCTGTACACGCGGTCGATGTACAGCTTGAAGGCAGCACCGGTCTGCTGGCGCTGGAGCACATCCTCGATCATCCGGTTGGACATCGAAGCGTTCTCGTTGGTCATATAGACCGTGGCAGTGCCAGTGCCGTCGCCGAAGCCGGCGATGTAGCTGCGGAAGGGGACGTACTGACCTTGGGTTTGACCGATGGTGGTGACGTCGATCTCAGCGCGGTTGATCTCGAAGGTCCAGTCGCGGACTTGGCCCACGGCCACGAAATCGGCGTAGGCGACCTGGAACTCGTTGGGGGCAACGGCGGTACCGTCGTCGGTGATGGCGAGAATGGTGCCGCCGGCGCTGGTAGAGACGGTCAGTTCACCGGTGGCAGCGGTGTAGCTGAGCACGTAGTAGGTGGTGGCTGCCGAGATAGGAGCAGGCAGGGTGCCGGAACCGGAGCCGCCGGTTTGGCTGTTAATCACGCTGAACTTCACGGGGTCGCCTACCTTGAGGTTCAGGTAGGTCTCGACCGTGATGGTGTCGGTGGCGATGTTGACGCCAGACTCACCGAACGAGCCGGTGGTGCCAGCGGGCTTGTAGTAAAGAGCGCCGGACGTGCCGGACAGAACGGTGGTGGCCATTGGCGTACCAGGGGGTTGTTACAGGGCGGGCACTGCCCGGCTTATTACAGGTTAGCGCCTGTAATAGTTTCTTCCTAGGACAGCACAGTGGCGACGTAGGAAGTGTCAATTCGCCCCACGAAATGAGGGGCCTGTTCGGTGGCTGAAAACGTAGGGCCGTTGATTTCACCCACCTTGAAATAAACGCCGGTTGTGCCCTTTGTGGAATTGTTGAGGGTTTCCAGCACGTTGACTGCGGTGGTTAGCAAAGTTTGGTTGCGGGCAGGGCCGCGGCCTTTTTCAGTAAAAATGCGAATGACTATTGCTCCGCGAGCGTTATCTACGCTGGAGGTCAGCGTGGGTTCGTTGGTGATGCCGAAGGTGACGTTGACGCGGACGTATTCGGTGGTCGTGTTGGGTGGGGCGGCGGTGATGTTGTCGAAGTAAACAGGGACAGGCGGAACTAACGCACCAAACGCTGTGAGCAGCGGATTTTCAACGGCGGCGCGAATGGCTTGGTAGTTCATTAGTTACTCTGTGCAAACGCAATTCTGACGCCCTTTTCTAGGCTCTTTTGCATCCCTCCACCGTTTATGTAGTTGACGAACCAGTCTTGGGGTGCTGTGGCGCGAGATGTCGGTTCTCCTTCTGTAGGTGCAATGTCAGTACGCATACGTCCGTAGCGGCGGCCCTCAATAACCACCGGACCTTGCGGATCTGTGCCGGGGTCAATAAAGTAACCCTCTTCCAAATCCATAGCCTGCATTGCGTAATCCGTAGTGTTACTGATTACGAGCTTTGGGTTTCTTTTTGTTGCAGCAATAGTGTCGGGCAATCGAGGAGTATCACGAATTGAATAGGGATAGTGGCCTTGCGGACCTTTACCTACTCCTGGTGCATCGGCTACCCAACTGTCCGCAAACTCGCCACTCCACACAGGGCCTGCTTTAGCCAAATCATTCATGATTTCAACTGCTGCTTGTCGTGCCGCTCTTTGCAGTCCGCGGCGTATGTCTCTATTAAATTGACCCAGGGGGCTTGCCATTACTCTGGCCTCGCAATTAGGACGTGCATAACCGGGTTGTCGCCGCGATAGCTGGTCATTGAGATGATCTTGGCCTCGCGGGTAACTCCGGCCTGGGTGTACTGGATGCGATCGGCTTCAGTCGGATAGTACGTTCCCAATTCACTGGTGCCGATGATGACTTTGACGTCTGTTGTTTGGTACAGGCCCTCGGCTTCGCGTGGAGTGAGACGGGTGATGACGGCTTTGACCGTAACGTTGGTGTCGGCACCAGTCACATTGCCGGTAGTGGGGTCGTAGGTGCGGGGTGTAACTGTTTTGATGTACGTGATGTCTTGGCCCCAGTCCGCTAGGAGTGAGGTCGGGATTGGGGCAAAAGTGTCGTCGATTAGGCCCATGTCACCCTCGGAAGAGGCGGACGGCGTAGTTGGCGGCGCCGCCCATGCAATAGGGGCCTAGATAGGTCTGGAGCCAGGGGTAGACGTCGAAGACGTTGTTGATGACGCCGCTGGTCTGGCTGGATTTGTTGTATTTGACCTTCAGTTCGCCCAGTTCCACTTGGTCGTAGATGCCGGTGGTGCCGGTACTGCCGGTGATGGCGTCGGTGTCGTTGGCGAAGGCGCGTGCCAGCTCGTAGGTGGCGGTTTTGATGCCGTCGGGAATCAGGGTGCAGGCGAGGTCAACGCCGTCCACCGTGTAGTTATCGCGGGGCCACTTCAGGGCTTGGGTGTCCGTGCAGCGGTCGCCGTAGAAGCTCAGCGCGTCGATCCAGCGGGTGGCGGAGATCAGGGCGCGGTTTTTTTGGTCGGTGGTCTTGGTGGTCCAGGTGCTGGAATCAGGCACCGTTTCGAAGTAGGTGTCAGCAGCCGCCAGCGTCACATAGCTGTTGGCCGAAGCTCCACCCACTGTGGCGTCAATGGCGGCGGGCACGGCTCAATACAGTCTTTTCTTGAGTTTAGCTCCAGAAGTAGATCTTCTTGTTTTAGGGGGTGGACTCAAGATGACGGCGTGGTAAACCTTGCCACCGGTCATTTCAATGTCAGCTTGGATTTCGGCGTGTTGGTCGTAGGGGACGTCAATAAAGCTGCGGAGGTTATCCTGTAGTACGAAAAGCCGGACTGTACTCATGCCTGCTCGCAAACTTGTGGACGCTGATGCCAGCGTAGAAACAAAGGTGGCTTCTGTTCCATCGGCGGCCCCCGGAAAAACCGTGCGGTCGCTGGAAGTGGTGGCTAACGCTATTCGGGAACGGTTCTCCAGTGGGGAATCTGCTGAGACGATCCTGCAGGATTTGCAGGTGAGTGAGCATGTGTTTAAGGAGCTGCTTACCCAGTCGTACCGTTTGGTGGGGCGGGCTCCAGCGATCTTTGAGTATCAGGAGAGGGTGCGGATTGGGGAGATTGAAGGCTGAGTAGTTTTTGGCAAAAGAAAAGGCCCCCGGTTTGGGGGCCTTTGTTTTGGCGCGTACTGAAGATCAGTAAGCGGTGGTGTCGAACGGGGTGTTGACCAGCAGGCGAGCGATGGGCACTTGCTTGGTGGTGCTGTACACCAGGCTCCAGCTGCTGGTGTTGGCCAGGTTGCCGGAGGTGGAGGCGTTGGTCGGGTTGTCGCCGGCGTCGGCCCACTTGGTGCCAGTGATGTGGTAACCGTAGTGGTAGTCAACGGCCAGGATGTCCTGCATCGACAGGATGTTGCGGTCTGCACCGAGGCGCAGGTCCTGCTGGATGCCCTCGGAAACCACACCCGACTTGAAGAGGTACACGGGGTACTTCTTGGCGTGGGTGGAGGTGCCGCCGGTCAGGGCAGTCAGTTGGTCGTCGATGACGACGCGGAGGCCAGCGAACGTAGCCACTTCAGCAGCGGTGACGCCCACGCCGCCGCCACCCCAGGTGATGGCGCCGCCGGTGGACAGAGCCGAGGTGCTGAAGGTCAGCATCCCCACCTGTTGCAGGTAGTAAGCCACGTTGGAGTGCATGGCGATCGAGTCCAGCTCGTCGCCGCGCTCACCCAGCTTGGCTTTGGTGCCAACGACGTTGGCGACGTTCAGGAAGTTGGCCTCGGTCATGGAACCGGGGACACCAGCGAACGACTTGTCGTTCTGGTTGGGGCCGAGCACGCCAGCGCCGGAGATGCCACCGAACAGACCCAGCAGCTGGGATGCCAGGGTGGCGGTCTTCAGCTTGTTGATGGCTGCAGACAGTTGGTTGCGGACGTGGCTGAGGGGGTCAGCTCCAGAGCCGAGTTTGCTGAGGTCGTCGGCCGCATAAGCGAAACCACGGTGCAGAATCGTCATGATCTGCTCGTCGGCAGTGACGTTCTGGGCGGTCAGATAACCCAGGCCACCGTTCCAGCTGGAGGTGGACAGGATTTGGGTTTCGGTCGGGGCGATGGGATCGAAGAAGGGCACGCGCACGCGGGTGCCGCCAGCGCGGGCGTCGAGGGCAGCGTTGCGCTGCACAATGCCGCTCTGGATCCACTTCGATTGCTCGAAGATGCCTTCAGCGGTGTACTGAAGGAACTCAGGACGGGTAACAAGGTTCGAGAGAAAAGTTCCCCCGAAGTTGCTGTTAGAAGCAGACATGGGTTAGCTCCAGTGGAGTCAGGGTTGGGGAGGTGCCCCACAGGGGCTAGAAACCGGCTTCTGTTTTCAACAGCCTGGCTTTGTCGGGGTCGCTGGCGAGCATCATCATTTGCTGAGTGACGTTCCAGGCGTCCTTGGACCAGGGGTTGGATTGGCCGGGGAGGGCGGTGGCGCGGGCACTACCCGTGACACCCATACCGGCGCGGTTCGTAGCCGCAAAGTGGTGCTCGTAACCGCTGCCGGGATTTTTTAAGTTGGCGATATACTCGCCAATCGGAACTTCCACGCCGCCGACATAAGCCACAGGCTGTCCTTCTTTGGCGCGTAAGTTCTCCTGCACCAAACGATACAGCTGATCGGGTGCAAGCGCACCAGCAGAAGAGAGTTGGGCAATGGCGCCGGCGCGGAGTTGCTCTTTTGAGTAACCCTGGCGGATTTGCTCGACTTCCGCTTCTTTTGCCGCCATTTGTTGCTTGAGATCAGCAACAGTTTGTTGGGCCTCTTCCCAGAGGGTTTTGAACTCGCCGGATTCGGCCAATTTGGCGGTTTTGGCGGATTCTTGCGCTTGGCGCAATTCTTCCAGCTGGGATTGGAGGGATTCGCGGTTTTCGCGGTCCTTGCGGCGCTCGGCGATCAACTCTTGGTTTTTCGCACGAAGCGCTTCGAGTTGGGCGGCCAGATCGGAGCTTTCAGCCACAGGCTGAGGGGCAACAGGCTCCACGGGAGTGGCTGTTGCTTGCTGTTCTTCGGGCACGGTTGTGTGTTACTTGGACGGTTCTAGTTTACTTCACCAGTATCAATAAGTTCCATCGTCAAATTCAGCGGTAGCCGATACCGAGACTTGCCCGTCTACAACAGTGATGTTTGTGCCGGCGGTGACCGTTGCGTTGGTGCCGGCGTCGCCGCGGGGAATGGTGAAATTCAGGATGGCGGCGGTGCTGGTGCCGCTGTTGGTGACAGTGACGCCCGTGCCAGGGGAGCCCGTGGTGACGGCGCCGACTGTGATGGTGCCAGCCGGGCCGGTAGCGCCGGTTGCTCCGGTGGCGCCTGCGGGGCCGGTAGGGCCTGTGGCGCC